AAGCATCAAGTGGTTTGAAATTATTAATACCGCAAGGAAGTGTTGATGATATAGAACAATTAGAAAGAGATTGGGCAAATCCAAATGCAACAATCGAATATGACCCTTCATTTGGTGAACCACATTTTCCTTCTCCTCAACCATTATCTAATTCTGTAATGCAATTACCTGGATTAGTAGAAAAATATATTGATTTAAACATGGGTATATTTGAAATGATGCAAGGAAATACTGAAGTAGCTCCTAGGACATCTTCAGCAACAATGATGATGGAAGATTTTGGGCAAAGACGCAGTAAGTCTAAATTAAGAGATATTGAAGGAAGTTTAAGAAGATTAGGGCAAGTTGTATACAATTTAGCAAAAGGACATTATACGTTTCAAAAAACATTTAGAATAGTTCAACCAAATAATGATATGAGTGAATATATGGTTAATTTTTATAACGATAAATCACAAGCAATATCTGAAATGCAAAATGATTTAACAATAGGCCAATACGATATAAATGTTATTGGAAGTTCTACAATGCCATCAAACAGATGGGGAGAATGGTCAATATATATGGAAGCATATCAAGCTGGTCTTATTGATAGAACTGAAGCATTGATGAAAACAGATATTTTTGACAAAGAAGGTGTGTTGCAAAGAATGGATATGATGCAACAATTACAATCTCAATTAGGTCAAGCAGAAGAAATGATTAAAAACTTACAGGGCGATTTACAAACAGCAAATAGAGAATCTATTGCTTCAAGAAAAAGAACTGAAGTTGAGAAATTTAAAACAGAATTAAATAGAATTAAATATGATGAAAAGGCTGTTAACGCAGAACAGTCTTCTAAACTAACCAATGCAGTTAAACTCGAACAAGAGAAATTACGTTTACGTAGTCAAGCTCAAGAAAAAGACGAGAGATTGCAAAACAAGGAGAAATCATGAATAATGCACTTGAAGACGGGAATCTTCCTATGGAAGGTCAATCCAATGATAGAGCAGGGCATCAAGACAAGTCGACTCAGCAACAAGAACAATCTGGTGATTGGGAATCACAAGCTAAATATTTTCAATCAGAAAAAGATAAGTTACATGTTGAAAATCAAAAACTAAAGCAATATGAAGAAGTAGGTAAGTTTTTGGAATCAAGACCTGACATTACGCAAGCAGTTGCACAAATGGCTCAGGGTGGTCAACCAATGCAACCTCAAAGAATTGCTATGGAAAAAGATGAGTTTGACCCATGGGAAGCCTATAACGACCCTAAGTCTAAATCGTATCAGTTTCGACAACAAGAGTTACAGGATTCTATTAGTGGAGCTGTTCAACAACAAGTATCTGGGATACAAAAACAAATGGGAATGGATAAACTTCAATCAGAATTAGCCGCTAGAGGTTTAAATGCTGAAGAAATTAATTCATTCGTTGATTTTGCAAGTAAAAACCCAGCTGAATATGGTGTTGATGGTGCTATTAATATGTGGAAATCTGTAACGCATCAAGAACAACAAGGGAGCAATCCTTTGGATTCAATTCGTAGAACTCAAACAATTCCTCAACAAGCTGGCATTCTTAATGGACAAAGGCCTGTAAGGGAATCTGATGATGATACAATGTGGAAAGGTGTTGTTGGTGCTGACAGAGTGTCGAATAAATTACCTTAATAACAAAACTCTACTTGAAGGCATTTATATGCAGCTGATAGAGAGTTAAATTGGAGACGTAAGTCATGGCAAATAGTGCAAACACAATCAGAGCTGGTTCTCTTTCCAGTACTGGTGCTGCTACTACAATCGCTAATGCTCACGATGCCGCACATGGTGTCGCAGGTGACCAACGTAGGTTATACGACCTAAGCGATAGAGTTGCAGAATTAAGCCCAGAAGAATCTCCATTTTTTGTATATTTAAGTAAAGTAAGCAAAGTTCCTACAACTGACCCTGTGTTCAGATTTTTAGAAAATCGTTCTAAAATTGACTGGACAAATAGGTCTTTTACAGCTGATTCAGCTTTAGGTTCATTGGCAGCTGGTGTAAGTGGCCAGGTGGCATTTGATTCAAGCGGAGCAGCAGTAGATTACCTTATTAAAGGTATGGTAGTTGCAGTTGAAGTTGTAGATGGGAAATCACATGCAATCGTAAGACTAGATGCAGTAACACACGAAACAACACAATCAACATGTCAAGTTACATGTTTAAGTGTTGGTAATTCAAGTGAATCTGGTTATGATGCAATTGCAGATGGTGATAAAGCTCAAATCATTGGAACAGCTTTTGAAGAAGGTTCAGGTTCTCCTGATGTTTGGTCTAAATCTTTAGACGATGACTTTGGATATACCCAAATCTTTAAAACAGCTTGTGAAATGACAAATACAGCTATTGCTACTAATTACAGAGGATATGCAAATGAATGGCAAAGAATCTGGAATTTAAAACTAAGAGAACACAAAGTAGACATTGAAAGAGCAATGTTATTTGGACAAAAAGGAAGACAAAATGGTGTACAATCATCAGCTGGTCTTGTAGGTGATATTATTGTTAGAACTCAAGCAGGAACTCCTGGTTCGCTATCTTATAGCTCAGGAAATCCATATTTTGCTGCAGCAGCTTCTACTTCAATAACATACGATACAATATTATCTGATATGGAAGTCTTTTTTGACCCTGCAAGGGGTGGAAGTTCAAGTAAACTTGCTTTAGCAGGTCTACCTGTAATATCTTATTTCAACAAGCTTGGAGCTAATAGCTTCCAAGATGTTTCTGCTGGTGATACTGCAGGAACAACAAACAATCCAGCATATCAATACAATATGAATGCTAGAGATGGTGCGTTTGGTCATAAAGTTCAAATGATTAATACTGTACATGGTGATTTAAATTTAATTAAAGAACCATTGTTCAGAGGAATGACAGGTGGTATGTTATTACTTGCTGATATGAATCAATTGGCTTATAGACCTCTTGTTGGAAACGGATTAAATAGAGACACTTCAATAACAACAAATGTGCAACAAGCAGACGAGGATTTAAGAAAAGACATGATTCTTACAGAAGCAGGTCTTGAGATTACAATCCCTGAAACTCATATGTTGTATTCATTTACAGACTTAAATTAAGGAGGGAATGAATAATGAGAAGTGATTATTTAAATGAAAATAGTTCTTTGGGAGGTTCTTATGTTAAAAAACTTAAGACAATTACAGAGAATTATACAGTAACAGAAGCAGATGGAGGTAGTACATTATTGGTTAATCCCGCAGCTACTACTGAAATCGATTTACCAACTGTAGGTGATTTACCTCCAGGCTGGAATGTATCAATAATATTAACTGAAGATACTTTCTCTACCGACCAAGGTATGAATAATAAAGTTAATATTGATTTTAATTCTGGCGGTACAATTAATGGACAAACATGGGGTTCAGATGGTGATGCAGGTGATGTATCAGCATCAGGTGATGACTTTATTGCTTGTTCTGCAGCTTGTACTGGTGGAGATAGATTTGATATTTTCTCAGATGGTAACATATGGTATGTTCATGGATGGGTTCAAGACGCATCTGAATGTCCATTCGCTACTGCTGCTGGCTAATCCGAAACAATAAGGATTGATAGTTTAGTAGAACTATGGGAGTTGTCGTATAAAGGGCAGCTCCCGAATCTACTAAGATTTTTTAATAATAAAAGTACATTCATGCTCTAGCCAGAGCTTTAAGTACACTCAACAAAGGAGAATAAAATGGCAGATTTACATAAATTTACAGTTGCGGAATCATTAAATACAGATACCGCTGGAAAATGGGATGTTCAAACAGCTGTAACTACTAGTGATGCTTCAGTAACTCATATCGATGTATCAAATTATCACAATGTTATAATTGACACAACAAAAACCATATGTGTTTTATTTGATGGAACTTCAAATACAACAGCTGGAGATGGAAATAATCTTGAATTACCAACTGGAATACACAATTTAAGAGTTCCTCATGGAATAAGTCGTAATGGTTCAGTATATTTACATTGGAGAAGAAATGGTAGCACTAACGCTACAGTAAGGATGGTATTATGTTAGGTGGAATGATAAAATCAGTAGGATTAGGAGAAACAGTACAAACGGCAGAAATTGATGATGATGCAGTAACAACAGCTAAGATTAATGCAGATGCAGTAACTGCAGCAAAGATAGCTGATGATGCTGTTGGTAGTGAGCATATAGAAGATTTAAGTGCAGATTTAACTTTTGCTGACTCAGTAAATGTAGTTGTTAATACATCTAATGGTACAAAAATAGGTACTGCAACAGGGCAAAAAATTGCATTTCATAATTCTACTCCAGTAGCTCAACAATCTCATATAGCAGATATTGCAAATGATGCAAATGGAACTGCAATAGCAACTGCTGTGAATGCAATATTATCTGTTTTAGAAGGAAAAGGTTTTACTGCCTCATCTTAGTAATAACTATATTTCAAAAATTAGGTTTAATTGTTTAATAACATTAAATTATAGGAGAGAAATGAAAGGAATAAGAACATATTATTGCGAAAAATGCAAAAAATGTATAGATTTTCCAAAAAATGATACACCCTTATGTGAATGCGGAAAATTGTTTGGAACATCTGGAAGTATATCTGATTATATTAATATGAGAAAAACCTGGAGTGGTCAAACAAAAATTGAATTTACTACAACTACAGTTGAGGAATCAATTAAAAATATGAATAGGGATAAATAATGGCAACAACAATAACAAATGGAACATTAAAAGTAAATATAACAGAACATTGTATTTTAAATGGACAAAATCAAGGAGCTTCAAATACTTTTAGTATATCAAGTATAAATGAAATTTTTAAAAGAATTGTAACTTGCCCTGCTAATTCAGAAACCACAGTAATGGCATTTCATAGTTCTGTAGCAGATGGAACTTTAGCGCCTTTAGATGTTCAAGATGTAAGATATTTAAGAATTACTAATAAAGATGCATCTGAAGCTTGTACGATAAGTTTGCAAATAGATGTTGGAGAAGATGATTCTGCTGCCGATGAATCAGGAAGTATAAGACTTCAACCATATCAAAGTTTCATAATGGGTAATCCAGAAGATGGTATAGGTGTTGATGATACTAATGCTAATTTAGTTACGGATTTAGTTGATTTAGAAAGCGTTGTTGTATTCACAGGTAGTAATAGCGTTGATGTTGAAGTATTTGTAGCGAGTATATAATGGCACAAACTCTAGGAATCAGAATACAAGCATTAACAAACTTTGATGCTGACAATACTTCAGATGATACATTTGATTCAGTTAAATATAATGTATTAACTAATCAATGGCTTAATGATGGCTATAGAGAGGTTGTTAATTTACTTCCTG